GTTATGCGTATCGGGGTAGTCCACTGCGACAGCATCGTCTTGCCGTCCCCTGTCTTCAAGGCGGTCGTAAGCCAAAGGTATTCGAGAGACTCCACGGTCGGCATCTCGGTCGTCCATCCCGTGGGGTTGAGTGCCGTCTGTGTCAGGTCAGGCGCAACGGTGGTAGAGCCGTTCTTGGCGTACCGCATTTCAGTATAGCTCCCTGCCGCGCCCGTCTCTCCTGTGTCGCCCTTGTCGCCCTTTATCTTGCCGAGGTCTTGCCACCCCTCATCTAATCCCACGAACAGATGACCGTCAACGCTCTCATCCGAGGAAGAGTACAGTATATAACAATCCCCCACATCGCACTGTGTCTTTATCCATCCTGCGGCTGCTCCCTTGCGAGGGCGACCGTATCTGAAATGCCACCTGTATGTGGTTTCCGTGGTTGTCGTGCCGTCATCATTCTCTACCTCCTCTGCCATCTTGTCGATAAGGCAAGAACCGTACTTGTTCGCAAGGAATGTCTCTGCCTCCGTGGTGTCGGTGAAATGCGCGTTGGCGTTGCCCTTTATGTTTATGCTTGAGCCGTCCGCTCCCTTTGAGCCTTGCGCGATGACTTGCCAATAAAGGGTGTTAGTGGGGTCGATGCCTGTGCAGGGCGTGTCATTTATCATTCGGTACAGAGAGGTGTTGTCGCTGACCTCGAAAAGCACCTCATCGCCGTTATAATAGGTATAGGAGGAGTTGTATTCTCCACGGTAACAGCCTATGTAACTCTCCTGTCCGCTCTGACTTTGAACGAGTGTTCCACGGATGCGCAGCTTGCCGTCCCCATGACTGTTGAAATCGAGAGCGTCCCCAAGTTTCATTGCGTTGGCGAGCATATCGAAATAACTTTCGCCGTTGCCCGACACAATGCGGTCTGTGGTGATGCGTCCAGGAAGTATTTCCGTGTAGCCGTAGAGGGTCACAAAGCTACGCTCGCCGTCATACTCGCTGTTGAGAATGCCGACAAGCAGATGATAAAAGCCCTCCTCCTGTTCGAGCTTTATGGCGGTCTCTGACAGCAGGAAAACACCTGTCTCCTCCGTCTTGCTGACCTTGGCGTAAAGGTAATACTTCTTCGTGCCGTCCTCAAGGGCTGCGCTGGTGTACTCCTCCACTTCCCAATACTTGTATTCGCTCGCCTCGTGTGAGGACGAGAGCGTGTCGATGCCCAATGTGCAATGGCGTATCACGCCAGCGGCGGCGGTCAGTGTCTGTGTTGCCGTGTCGTATGTTATGGTGTGGGCTATCTGTGCCGAAACCCCCTTTTGGGCAACGAAATAGAACTGCAAGCTCTCATCGCCCACCAACATCTGCATCGTCTGTATGGCTATCGGCGTTATGCTCTCCGTGAAGTTATCGAGAAGCGACTGCTCCAACATCTCCATTGTCTCTTTCGCGTCACGGAAGCGGCGTTTTGTGAACTGCAAAGCGTCACGGTGGTAGTCCTCCATAAGCACCTCTTGGCTCTGCAAGGTTGTCACGGTGGTGGAAAACGAGGTGCTTACCGTGTCGTTGGATAGTTCGAGTTCGGGGCTGTGCGGCTTGTTGATATAGTCCTTTATGCCGATGATACGAACAAGAACGCCCTCCTTTTGGAAACGCGCGTCCGAGAATTTCACATAGCCGCCGAGCTTTATCTTGCCGCCTATGTTGGTCCAGTCTTTTTTGCTCCAAATGCCGTCCAACTCGCCCGTAAACGAGAACTTGGTTTCCTCGTTGTCGAAAAGATGTCTGACACCCGCGCGGAACATATCCCACGAAGCCCCCGACTTGGTCGTATCGTCACAGATATAGGCATCGGGCAGCATACAGTGGAACACGGCGTATTTATCGTCCGCCTTTGGTGCAAAGGTGGCGTTGGGCATCGTCTGACCGTCAATCTCCTGCGGCGTTATCTCGAAGCGGCGCGGCAGCTTGCTCCCCTGCGCCTCGTGATAGTATTTAACCTCGAACTCCTTACCAGCGAGCATACCCGTCTGGAATATCACGGTCATCGTCTCGCCGTCTATAAGGCAGTCCTCATAGTTAAGGCTGTCGGGTATGTCATCGTCTATGATGTCATAGAAATTGCTATCCTCATCCTCTACGACAACGGAGCTTATGACACCCACGCGCTTGGGGTATATCTCGGAACAGTCAAGACTGTCCTCCGCGAGCGATGAAAGCTCTTTATCAGCGCGGCGTATGGAAAGCCCCATATCGTCCGTTATATAAAATCGGGAGTTTACGGGGTTGAAGTTGTCCTCGTCCTCGAAGCAAACACCGTCATAGGCTATCGTCTTAGACTTCGGCAGCAGTAGCTCCGTGTTGCCGTACTTGCTTGCGTCTATGTTGTCAGAGCCGCCCTGCGTGTATAGTATCTCCGTGGGTGGGTTGTCGCCATAGTTGGAACGCCCCACATCGGGCTTGAAGCCGTTGCCCCGACCGTATGACAGCGGCAGGGGGTTGTTCTTGTTGTATTCCACCTTGCCGAGCGACACCGTCTTACCGACAATCTCAAACTCCGTATCAAGCTCCGAAGCCATCTGCGACAGGGCGGCATAGCAATAGGCGTGGTCGTATGATATGCATACCTCGTCCCCCGCGATGCAAGAGCCTATCTGCCACCCAGTGTCGCGGCGGTTCATGTTGTCAACGAACATCTGCAAATGCTCGTGCGGCTTGGCGGTCAGAGAGAATTTGAGCCGTCCGTCCACGGGGTTTCGGAACTTCCATATTTTTGCCTTCGCCTGTGAGCTTTCCAACGTTACGGTGTACTCAAACAGGCGGCTGTGTTTCATCTTGAACGCTTCGGGGCGTACAAGTGTGTATGTCTCGTTCTGAAAGACACAGTATGCGCCCACAGGCAGCTCTATATGCTCGGCAAGCGAGTAATAGAGTGTCAGGCTGTGGTCGTCCATAATGGCGCGGTGGCGGTAACTGTTATCGTCAACCACCACGTCAAGCAGTTTATTTCCCGAACTGTCATAAAAGACCATCGCAAATGTCTGTTGATATGTGTATCTACCCTGTTTTAAGCCCGCTGTGGGGTTCTGACCGCCTGAATGACCGTTTTATCGGCACAGAACAATCAGAACCCACAGAGAGCCTGTAATCACGTGAATTGGTAAATCTTCGCATTGCCGCACTTAACCGCCCTGATTACCGTCAAGAAAGGAAAATCCTCCGTCTTGATTTGGTCGAGGGCTGATTTAAGCCCAGCGGCGTTGGTAAAGAACTTACCCTCGCTGTTGTCGTATGTGTTGCGGAACTTTATAAGATACCGCCCCTCTCCGTGCTGTGTCTTGACAGACGGCAGAAAGTCCAACACCTCTATCTCCGAGTTCAGAATGTCCGTGATAGACACCTGCGGACAGTTGAATATCTTTCTGTTGTCGGTCTGTGTGACACCGAGTTCGCTAAACCTCTTAACCATATCCTGCTTCGTTTTAAGAGTGTCAAGCTATACCCAGTGCTTCGCAGTCAGCGTCAATCTGCGCTTTCAGAGCGGCACGTTCCGTAAGATAGTCAGTGTATTTCTGAATATGCTCTTTTGCTTCCGCACTCGTTGTCGAGCCATACAAGCCGAGTTTTGCGGCGTTGTACTCGTTAACGAGCTTCTGCTCGTAGTTAGCCGCCCAACGGTCAGTGATTGCGGCTTCCGTGATGCGGTTCGAGGTGATAGGCGACCATACCGTGATTTCCTCACACTGCCACTGTGTCCTTTTCTCTTCTGTGTCCGTGTCAGAGCCGCCATTTGTGCTTTCCACTTCCACCTCTGTGATGTCGGTACGGTAGAGGTAAGAGCCGTTGCCGACAGCCTCCAATACGGAGGGCTTGTTGTCATAGAATGCTTGCATAATATTCTGCTTTGATGATTGATTTTAATAAATGTCTTGAGTTGCTGTGTTGCGCCCATCCGAGCCACGATGCTATCTTGCGCTTGTAGGCTTTAAGGTCAGGCGGCGGGCTGCGGTGGTTGAGTTTCGCCACGGCACGGCAGAAGTTCCGCTTTATGCCCTTACGTATCAATTTCTGACTACGGAAGAACTGATAGCCCACATAGTCCAACGCCCTACCGCCTTTCGTGTGCTTGTTGTCCGCTATCGGGAATATCTGCCAATTCTTCTTGACGGTCAGGCACAGCCTTTCCTCAATGAATGACCGTATAAGCCCGAATGCGGCTCTAAGCACCTCTTTGCTGTCAGAAATGAAGATTATATCGTCTGCGTATTCCGTGCTGTCAATGTGCGGCTTTTCTTTAAGCCTTAACGCCGCTTGCACTTCCTGCGGCAGACGCTCATTCACCCAATGCATGAAGTAGGCAAGCATGAGGTTGGCGAGGAACTGCGAGAGGTAGTTGCCTATCGGCAATCCCTTTGCGCTGTCTATAATCTCATCCAAGAGCCACAGCAGCTCCTTGTCTTTAATCTTGCGACGCACAATGCCTTTCAGTACTTCGTGGTCGATGCTCGGATAGTATTTCTTGATGTCAATTTTCAGACAATACAAATACTTACCCTCGTAGCGTCTGATTATCTTCTCCACCTGCCTTGCACATCCCTCTATGCCCCTGCCTTTGATGCAGGAATAGGTGTTGTAGGTAAACACGCTGACCCATATCGGCTCTAACACGTTCATAATGGCGTGGTGTACGATGCGGTCGGGATAGTACGACAGGCGGTATATCTCGCGCTCTTTCGGCTCATAGATAGTAAACACATCGTAAGGGGATGTCTTAAACGTGTGAGTAAGCAGGGCTTCGTGCAGTGCCAAGATGTTGGCTTCACGGTTGCGGTCGTGAACCTTGACACCATACGAACCCTGCTTGCCGCGCCGTGCTTTCTCATCGGCAAGGCGCAGATTCTCCACGGATATAATCCTTGCGTATAAGCCTCCTATACGTTTCATTGTTGCTTTGCTTTTCTTAATTGGAGCGTTCGATAGCCCATACAAAAGGCGTTTCTACCAGCACCGTTTTCAGTTTGATGTTTTTTGCCAAGAGGCAGGGTCATTACTCTGTTTTTATGATGTCAGACCGTTAAGCCTGTGTATCATCTTCAAGCATAGGTGAGAGCCGATGTACGCATACGTATTCGAGGGAGCGTTATTCGAGTTCGCATAAGCGAAGCCTGCATTCGCACCGTTATTCGCATTACCGCTGAACAGAACCCCACGAGAGGAATCAA